AGAACCAATTGAATGAGGATTATTGGTGTTAATGTATGAATTGCTATTTTGAGATGGGTAATCAGATGTTGAAAAACTTGTTACTTGAGTTCCATTAACATAAAGTTTTACTCTGTTTGACGCTGTTGCTTGTGTTGTGTCATAAGCCCAAACAATGTGATACCAAGCGGAAACATCACGAAACACTTGCGTAGTAGCAACACCTGTAGAACTTGGTGCATTGCTGTCATAAGAAACTAATTGATTAGATATATTAAATTCAAGACCTGTGTAAACAGTCCCTGCACTATTTGAACAGACAAATATTCCGCTTCTTGTTCCAAGCGTGCTTCTTTTAACCCATCCTGACCATGTAAATATTTGCCTATTTGTAGCACTTGCGGGAGTTCTGCTCAGATAAGCAGAATCTGCACTATTAAAGCGCAAACTGCGTGATATTTGATAGCCGCCATCGCTGACTTGTGTTGTGTTTGAACTAAACATTTATATCCTTAGACTGTGTAGTTCTGACCAGCCACTGAACCTAGCCAACTTGAGCCATCAATAGCTGTGAAGACAAACTTATCTGCCCTAGAAGCTGTAGACGTAAGAGTTGGGGCAGTCCCAGCGGGCCACTTCACAGATGCAGGCCATGTCACTGTGCGTGATCCTGTGCCATCTTGCTTGTGTACCAAGATGAAAGACTTACCCGCCACTGGCGTTGGGAATGTGTAAGTAATATTGCCACCAAGGGTAATGATTTGCACAGACCCGTTTGCCAAGTCCAATGTAATTGTTGACGTAGGCGTTGAAGTAAATGATTCTTCTGTGTAGCCATTGGTAAATGTACCAGCTTCTACTGTTTTGTTTGTTAGTGTTTGTGTATCTGATGTACCAACAATAGTTCCACTGGGTGCAGTGGGTTCGTTAGTTAAATCGGTGTAACTGCCAGTGGTAGCCACTGTTGCCAAGCCAGAAACCTCAGCAGCAGCAACGCTTCCATCAGCCAATACAGCCCCTACAGATACCGTGTTTGCTAGTGTTCTTGCTTTAGACATTTGTCATTCCTTAAACTGTTCTATGTTATACCTGATTTTTATTACTTAGTGTTAAAAAGTTATTGAGCCAGAAGCCGTGAATTTATAAATCCTAAATCCACCTGATGTAGTAATTGTAGGCGAACCTGTCGTGCTTGTCGCTGCTATGAATGAGTCTGGATAGCGGAGGATAACAATACCGCTACCGCCTGTGCCACCAACTTGTAAATTTTTTGCACCCCCGCCACCGCCTCCTGTGTTTGCTGTACCAGCACCGCCAGTAGTTGTTTCACTACCATTGCCACCACCACCTACACCACCAATGCCAGCAGTTTGCCCTCCAAAATAACTTGCACCACCGCCCCCACCAGCATAAGTAACCACAGAACCACTTATTCCACTAGCAATACCAGCACCGCCATTACCAGAAACACCAGCAACAGCATTGAGTCCAACAGTACCAGCACCACCGCCACCACCCGCAGGGGCAGTACCAGTATTTAAATTACTACCGCCAGCATTACCTTGTCCTGATACGCCTGACGCACCCGATGTAAATGTTGCTGTGTCTGCGCCACCTCCACCACCAGAACCACCACCAACAGGGACTACGCCATTTCTGCCACCATACCCACCACCTGTGGCAACAATATTTCCTGTGTATGCGCCATTGCTTGTTGCAATTAAAACAGAGTTAAAGCCAACAGTTGCTACGGCCCCACCAGCACCTACAGTAACAAATAATTGAGTGCCAGTAGATACACCAGAAAATCCTGCAAGCAATCCACCAGCACCGCCTCCACCGCTACCGCCACCATTGTTAGCACCACCACCACCAGCTACCACCAAGAATTCAACATTCTGCGGAGGAAGTCCTGTCCAGTTGTTGTCCTTAATGGCTTGGCTTGCCTGAGACAGCGTGTATATGCCGCTATATTGAGCCACGTTAGACTCCTTGAGTTACTTCAACCCATGACAATGTTGGCTCATCCCAGCGATACATCTTGCCATCTGTCGGCATAGGTGTAGGTGCATCCCACAAGCATGATGTTTCGTTTAGCACCCAAGACGCAAAGGGCTTGGGAGGAATGAAAGCGTCACGCACTGCATCGTAGGAATATCCTAGCCCTGCGTAATTGAAGCGCAAAGGTTTGCCCTCTGGGTGTTGACCACCTTGAGTTCTGTACGATGTTTGCTTCCATTCGCTTGGGTCTCCCCAATGACCTAAAGCCAAGGTTTCAGCGTCAATGACAATAACTTGGTCAACGATGCCGTTTGTGATGTGTGCGTAATGTGCCATGATTTTCCTTTAAAAAGTTACAGTTCCAGAAGCTGTCCAAGTGTAAATTTGGTAGCCGTCAGCGTATGAAATTTGTGGGTAGTTTGCGCCACCAAATGATGCGGGTGGGCTTTGTGTTGCAGGGTAACGAATAATCACGATGCCAGAGCCGCCATTGCCGCCAGCATATTGTGGTGAGGTATACCCTGCACCAGCGCCACCTCCAGAGCCTGTGTTTGCAAGTGCTGAAGTTGGAGCAATTGCAGTTCCCGAACCATCTGCATTAACTGCCGCCCCGTTACCACCACCAGCAACACCTAAACCAATTCTTGTGGCAGCATAATAAGTGCTTCCACCACCACCACCAGCATAGAAAACTCTTTGTCCTGTGATGGTTGAGCAAGTGCCAGCACCGCCACTACCACCAACACCTCTGTTATCACTTGAACTAGTAAAGGCATTGCTACCAATAGAGCCAGAACCACCACCGCCACCACCTTGGTATCCATTTGCAGTAACTTCTCCACCACCCGCAAAACCTTGTCCAGATGTCCCTGCGGCTCCAGTAGTTGTACCACTATCACCACCGCCAGAGCCACCTGTTAAAGCGCCTCCACCAGAACGATATGATTTACCACCACCGCCACCGCCTGTGGAAGTAATTGATGAAAATACAGAGTTTTGTCCAGAAGTTCCAACACCCGTCAAACTTGATGATGCTGCGCCTCCTGCGCCACCTGCACCAATAGTAATAGTTAAAGCTGAACCTGTGGCAACAGCAAAAGAAGCCGCAGTCCGAAGACCACCAGCACCACCGCCACCAGCGGGGCCATTGCTATCGCTTGCACCCCCACCACCACCAGCGACCACTAGATATTCAACAGTCGTAGGCGCACCAGATAAAGGGTTAAATGTTGCAGATAAAAATCCTCCAAGATTTGCGCTCATTTCAACTCCATTTAATAATTACGATGCCAGAGCCGCCGCTACCGCCAAGTATTCCACCACCAGCACCTGCGCCGCCGCCACCACCTCCAGTGTTTGCAGTTCCATTTGTGCCGGATGTTCCAGAGGTATTACTGCCTGCTCCACCACCACCTAAACCCCCAGAGCCAGCAGGTTTGCTTAAAACGACATAACCACCACCACCACCTCCGCCAGCGTAATAGACTGATGCTCCTGTAATACTACTTGCCAACCCATTTCCACCATTACCACCAGCGCTAGATGTGGCATTTGCGCCAACAGCACCCGCACCGCCACCGCCACCACTAGTATATGGCGATGCTGTAACCCCATTACCGCCAGCATTGCCTTGCCCAGCGGGAGAAGCCACACCGCCAGTACCTCCAGCACTAGCCCCAGCACCACCACCTCCGCCAGAACCTCCAGCAAGACCGTTTGGATTTGGCGTACTATCGTAGGATGCGCCAGCGCCGCCGCCTGCGGAAGTGATACCGTTAAAAACAGAACTCCCACCGTTAAATCCATTAGGACTGCCACGAGAACCGCCAACACCAACTGTGACGGTATATACAGTCCCAGCAGTTACAGATAAACCAGTCGCTGTACGATACCCGCCGCCACCACCACCGCCAGAAGTATTGTCAGCCGAGCCACCGCCACCACCGACTATCAAGTATTCAACTTGCGTTGCACCCGCCGGAGCAATCCACACACTTGATGAAGTAAATATAGATATTTGTGGAACAGTTGGAGTTGTTGGCGCTAAAGTGCCAGTAGACGTAAATGTGTGAACAACATAGTTATTGCCAAAAGTAACAGTGCCACCAGTGTAAAATTGAATTGAGCCGGAATATCTGACTACTACGATGCCAGAGCCTCCAGCACCGCCGTTGTTTCCAGCATAAGACCCTGCACCGCCACCGCCGCCTGAGTTAACACCAGCCGCACCACCGCCACCGCCATAACCACCTGTAGCTGTGGCTCCTGCGTTGTATCCTGCACCGCCTGTACCAAGAGTTCCTGATAAAGACGAGCCGCCTCCGCCTCCGCCTACGCCGCCATTACCAGCAGCGCCAGCGTTATATCCGCCACCGCCACCGCCGCCAGCCCAAGCATAAACAGTACCTAAAATTGCTGATGCAATACCCGCTCCGCCATTACCAGCAACAGTACTTGCCGAATTCAATCCTACTGTTCCTGCGCCTCCACCACCTCCAGAGGGGAAAGGATTAGTATTCAATAATGCACTTCCACCAATATTCCCTTGTCCAGATACTCCTTGACCACCAGAAGTAGTAGTCACACTTTCAGCAACGCCACCGCCACCGCCAGAACCACCTGAAAGTCCATTTGAGTTTCTAGCCCCGCCACCACCGCCGCCAGTGGTAGTAATAGAGCCAAAAACAGAATTTTGACCACTACTGCCAGCGGTATAGTTAGAACCATTACCACCTGCCCCACCACCTCCAATAGTAACTGTGTAAGTAGTACCGGACGTAACAGGAACTATACCTGTTAACAAACCACCACCACCGCCACCACCGTTAGCGCCACTTCCCCCACCCCCACCAGCAACAACTAAATATTCTACAAATTGAGGTGGATTAAATGCTGACCATGCGCCTTGACGAATGGCTTGGTTAACTTGTCTGAGTGTAAAAAGACCTTGTGCCATATCTACCCTTAGAAAGTAATCGTGCCAGAGGCAACAAATCTGTACACACGCCAAAAGCCTGTGACATAAGTTTCTGGTGAGCCAGTTGTTGATGTGGCAGGGGCTAAGTAAGATGGGTAGCGGATGATTACGATTCCAGAACCGCCAGCAGCACTACTTCCAGCTTGGTCGCTACCCCTTCCACCGCCACCACCGCCTGTATTGGCGACTCCTGTGGTTGGCGTAACAGCATTACCATTCCCGCCTCCACCACCGCCACCAATACCAGCAGGGCTTGATGTATATAACGCACCGCCTCCACCGCCAGCATATTGGACTTGTGAACCAGAAATAGAAGAAACTAATCCTGTCCCACCATTACCACCCGCAGATGCTGTTCCTGTTACACCAACAGAACCCGCACCACCACCGCCACCAGTACCATAATTTGCAGTTGTAGTGTCATCACCACCCGCATAGCCTTGACCAGAAGTTCCAGAGCCAGCACTAGCGCCATATCCAGCACCGCCACCACTACCGCCAGATAAACCATTCAAAGCATTGTAAGAACCGCCACCACCACCGCCAGTTGCAGTAATGCTTGAGAACACAGAATCTTGTCCACTTGAACCACGGGAAGATAATGTTGCGCTACCCGCACCGCCAGCACCGACAGTTACTGTGTAAGTAGTTCCAATAGCAACAGAAAGTCCTGTGGCAGTTAAAAGACCACCAGCACCACCTCCACCGCCATGCGTGTTACCGCCACCACCACCGCCAGCAACGACAAGGTATTCCACAGTCTTGACAGGGTAGTTGAGGCCGTTACGCCCAGCACTTAGAATTCCACCTACTCGTTTGGACATAGTCTATTAAGAGAGTTCTTCGTAGCTTACTGTGTAGGCAATCTTAGAGCCTGTGCTGCTAGTAACAACAATCGATTTATTTTCTTCAAGATAGAAAGAAGTTGATTTGTCAGACACAATCAATGAAGCATCTGGTGGTATTGATACAGTTGATGCTAAGGGATATGAAGTACCAGATCCATCAGCAGCAGTGTTCACCGCTACCGTTGCATCATAAGCACCAGTGCCATCCACGTTAGCAGCAATAATCATATTCACTTTAAACACTTTATTAGAACTAGTAGTGTTAGCAAGTAATACAGTTGCTGATGTATTAGACGGTGTAGCGTAGGTAGTCTTTGCTGTAATTGTTGCAACATTGACAATGTTAGGGGCAGCCATTTTTTATCCTCCAAAAACGATAGCCATAGCAATGGCTTTACCAGTGGTGAAACCCGCTGGTGTATTAGACAAATCATTATAAGATCCTGTAGATGCCACAGTTGCCAAACCTAAGTTTGTTCTAGCAGTGGAAGCACTATTAAGATCAGATAAATTATTAGAAACTCTTAAAAACCTAGCATCAGATTGTGTCTGTGTATACACATTAGCCAGCTCAAATGCAGCATAAGCAACAATGTCTACAATGTCCCCAGACACAGCACCTGAAGCTAACACAACATTAAGACCGTCTGTTGCTGTGAAGTCTGAACTAACAACAAGTTTAACACCGTTTAAATATACATCAACATATCCAGCATCATATGTAGCTGAGAAAGTTGTCTGTCCACCTGTAGCTGTGTATACAGTTCTTTCAGAGGTTCCATTAACTGCTGAGCCAGCAGCAACCCAAGAAGAACCTGTGTACACATACATGATGTTAGAAACAGAATTCCAATATAGAGCACCAGTTAATAAAGCATTACTATCATTATCAAGTGTAGGTGCAGAAGTCTTGCTACCTAGATAACGATCATCAAAAGCATCATAAGAAGCAGCAGCTAGGCCAGCTTGCGTGGTAGCAATACCTGCTTGTGTAGTAGCAATGGTTGCTTGATTGGTAGCAATACCTGCTTGTGTAGTGGCTATACCCGCTTGAGTGGTAGCAGTGGCTGCAGAATTTGCAGCGGTTGTTGTGCTACCAAACAATGTATCAATGTAATTTTTAGTGGTTGCGTCTTGAGCATTTGTAGGATCACCTAAACCAGTGATCTTATTAGTACCCATTGCAATAGCACCAGACATTGTGCCACCAGCCTTAGCAAGATTTAATGCATCAGCAGTGTCTACATAAGTCTTAGTTGCTGCGTCTTGGTTTGCTGTGGGATTGCCAAGACCTGTAATCTTAGAAGTACCCATAGCAATAGCACCACTCATAGTGCCACCAGCAAGAGCTAGCTTAGTGGCAATGGAGTTTGTTACTGTGGTGGCAAAGTTGGCATCATCACCTAAAGCAGCAGCCAATTCATCTAGAGTGTCTAACACTCCGGGAGCAGAAGCAACCAAGTTGCTGATAGAAGTATCAACATAACCTTTGGTGGCTGCATCACCAGCATTTGTAGGAGATGTTAAGTTGGTGATGGTGGCAGCAGTACCAGCATCCATGTTCAATCCACCATTGATGGTGACATCGTTAAATGTTGATGTGCCTGTAGAGGCTGTAACATTACCAGTTAAGTTGCCTGTAACATTACCAACAACAGCTCCTGTATGTGTACCTGCTGTATTGCCAGTGACAGCACCAGTGAGGCCACCAACAAAACCTGTAGTGGCAGTAACTGTAGTGCCTGTAATTGCTTGTGCAGCACTACCACCAATAACAGTACCATCAATAGTACCTGCATTAATATCAGCAGAAGCAATGACTGCTCCTGTATTAACTGTTAAGTTTGTAACTGTAGCGGCTGCTGCAGAAGAAGCACCGATAACTGTTCCATCAATAGTGCCACCGTTAATGTCAGCACTGGTAATAACAACACCACCAAATACAAAAGTACCTGCTGCATATCCATCTTTAAATCTAAAAGAACTAGAACCAAAGTCAATGTCATTGTTTGTTACTGGTAAGATTGCTCCATCAACAAAACGAATTTGTTCTACTGGACTACCACTCACCTCAACAAACACACCATGTCTATTATTGGTAGTGTCTACAGCAATCTTATTGTTAAAGTCTAAGTCACCAATGACAGGAACAGAAGTACCTTCGGCTGCTGTACCATCATGTCTGTGTCCTGTCGAAGCACTGAAAGCATTACGAATAGCATTCAGTTCGTTATTAATAGGCGTAGCCCTAATAACCTCTGTTGCTACAATGTCTGCTGCTGATTGTCTTACATAACCTGTCAAGGTAGTTCTCCTTAGCGCCTATCATTCATTGAATAATTCAAGACCAATCCCTGAATCGTATGACTAGCGTTCTGATCATTCGTAACATATTTAAAGGCAATGGAAAAACCAGAGCCTGTAAACGGTGTCTTCACTACTGGTGAAGGATTACCATCATAGATGGCTGTACTATCGTAAATGGCTTCGTTGTAATAGGAAGCTGAGCCAGTTGTGTTGATGTTAAAGTTGGCTGGGTTATACACATTAATACTGTCTTCAAAGTCATAAGAAACAGAGAACACAATGTTAGCTGTTCCTTCACTTCTTAAGAATGTATTAATGCTATAGAAGTTCTTACGAATTGTAGGATCTTGGAAATAATAATAAGGTGTTTGATATACGCTTAGGATGTCTGTACCCCCAAAGGATGTACCACTCTCCTGCTTATATACCTTACCTGTCTCATCTCCATGAATAACAATTTCATCAGAGCCAACATAACCACTTGAAGCACATGTAACAATCATGTTATACAGCAAGCCATACTCATAAGTGATACCACTGTCTGTCTGTCTCAATCCACCAATAATTCCAAAGATACCTTCGCTTGGTGTCAACAATCTAAACTGAGATTTCTTTCTAAGCACAACAGCAGAGAGAGTCTCTGGGTCTGTATTACCAGAAGCCAAGTCAACCAACAAATCAGAAGCAACTGATTGAATCTTCTTAGAAACAGTTTCAAGCTCAACGTCACCAATCTTAGCCGTACCAGCAATAGGACGGAATCCGTCTGGACCTAAGAATAACAATGTACCTGCCAGTTCTATCACACTATCTGGAACTAAGCAACCTAAGTTTGTTGTGATTTCAGAAACAACAAAGTCTGCAACATTTGTTCCTGTAAGAGCCTTAATTGAATTCTTACCGAAGATGTACAGCGTATCTCTAAACTGTTTAATCTGAACAATCTCAAAGCCTACATTAATAACCGCAGCACCATTTGCTGGGTTAAAGTTTGTCTCTGCCAAAGGAGAAGAAATATATAAGTTGTAAGGATCTGTTATATCACCAGCTAAGAATAAATGATTCTTAAAGGTAGCAGAATACTTAGGACTATTGGGAGCATTGGAATCCGTAATTTGTGTATAAGTTGTTCCATCATAAGTTGCTGCTGGATTGATACCATCAGTAAGAATAACCTTAGGACTGCCCCAGTTGTAACGAAGAAACCTAACCTTCTTTACTCCCACCATAGTAATGGAGCCGGGAGTTGTGATGGCAGACCAACTAGAACTACTAGCTACCCACTTATAAAAATAGTTTGTACCTGCTGAAGGCTTACGGCAAGCAAAGATATTGTCGTTGATAGAATCTGCTACAGCTACACCTAGAACATTACCAATACCTGACACTGTTCCATAGATATTAGCATATCCACTAATACGTCTATATCCACCAAAAATAGATGGCTCATAGTTAATAAGCTGGATAGCACTACCGGGTGCTGCCTCACTCTGAGACAACACATCCCTGTTAGTGTCTAGACCACCAGCGCAATTAACCTTGTAGCCATTAATTCTATCTGCCATTAAAACACTCTAGGATGAAATGATGGGCTAATAGCTGCTGTAGAACTCATATACAAAGGCTCATCCAACAACAGTCTTCTCATCGCTCTAATACCAGTATCAAACTTTTCTTTATACACTGCTGCACCTTGTTCATTAGATCTGAACATTAGCATGTAGAACATAGCACCATCAATTAATACATTGGTAAATCTGTCTGGAATAATAGCTACATCAGTAGCTACAACTAAGTCAGCAGGAAAAGACCAATACTTATATTCAATCTGATATGCCTGATCTGGAATAGGAGTAGCACCAAACTTAGACTCTTGTGTTTGATAAACAGCAATCGTAGGACCATAACCACCAGTACCATTAGTGTCCTCTTGAGGACGATGGTTGTTTAGGTAGTCAGTGTAAGTAAGAACAGCAAGACGGGAAGGTTGATTGTTAGCTGCAGAAAGTCTCTTTAAATAAAAAGAATCCCAGTCTACAGTGGATGTATCAGAAGGAAAACTATATGTACCTGTACCAACAGTTAGTGTCTGTGTCTGGGTAGCTAAAGCAAAAGGCCATTCTTGTGCAGAGTGCATCAATTCTCTAATGGATGAATTGATAGCATTCTTGGCTAGAGCTTGGATGTTTCTAGCCCCATCGAATTCAGTGGAGTCTAAAGTGACTTCACCCATTCTTCGTAGCAATTCATTCGTTAAAGAAATGTATGTAGACATATTTTTTAAACAATAAAAGGGAGAGGCAATTACGCCCCTCCCTATATCAACTAGCTATTAAGCCAGTTGCTCACGGTCAGCAGTAGCACGAGCTGGGCGACCATCGATGTTCATCAACACAGCCCATACACGCACTTCACCAGAGGTGGGAGCAGTAGTAGCAGTTGCGATCAACAAGTCGATAGTGTCAGCAGCACCAATCACCAAAGGCTGATAAGCAGCAGCGTTTTGTGCGTAAGCACCAGCAGCAGCAGCGTCAGCATCAAAGCCATCAACGAAGTTGTCAGGCTCAGTAGTAGTCACGCCCAAATCGAAAGTGGTATCGTTTGACTCACCACCCAAGACGGTGATAACTTCAAGACCAGCATTCAAGATGAGAGTATTGGCGGGTACATTGATGCATTCGATAATGTCAGCAGCAGCCAAGGCAGAGCCTTTAGCTGTAGCTGCAGCAGCGAAGTCAATAGTAACATCGACCAAGTAAGGGACAGCACCAGCGGTGCGACCAGCGGAGGCTGAACCAGCCAAAGTTGTAACAGTTGCCATTATCGTTCTCCTTAAGCAGCGTTGTATTTAGCAGTGACGATGCCTTCAGGACGCAAGATTTTGCGACCATAAAGATGCATACCACGCACGATGTCAGCGAAGCTGTCTGGATCACGATATGTCTCGGTCTTAGTGATTTGCTGAGCAGTTGCAACAGCAGAGTCATGACCACCAACAATCACACCGTAGTTGGAGTTCTGGTTAGCCGTACCTGTAGTGCCGGGACCAGTACCAATTTTTGGCAGGTTGTTAGAAACATAGATGCGGAAGCCATGCAAGTTGTTAATGACCAAGCCGTTCTGCAAACCAGAACCACCAAAGTCACCATTCAACAAACGGCTGTCTTCATCCTTCAACAGTTCAATGAACACGGGATCGACCACCAACCAGCGACCAGCGGAGTCAACAAACTGTTGATCCAACAAGCGGCCCATACGAGACACAACCATCAAAGGTGATGCCACATCTGTAGGCAGTGCAGTTGCACCGGGAAGGCGAGGAGCCAAAGGAATGGAATGCTCACCAGCAGAGGCTGTGGTGATGTTACCAAAGCTACCTTTTTTCAACTTCATTGTAGCCAACAACTCATCAGAACCAGCTTCAGTCAAAGCTTTAGTTCCGGGAGCTGTTGTACGAGCTGTGCTGGCATTTGCATGCTTAGCAGCTTGTGCGAAGCCGGAGAGATAACCCAAGACATCTTGGTCATACTGATCACGCAAACGATACGCTGCACGATCAGAAGCCATCTGCATGAAGTTCACATGTGAGTGAGCAGCTTCGATGTCATCAATCTTGAAAGCGTAGTAGTTAGCTTGGTCAACAACCAAGGTGAAGTCTTCGTCATTCAGATCTTGAGCAGTGATTTGTGTACCACGAGCATAGCTCTGTACAGACACTTCAGGTTCTTTAATGATTTTGACACTGTCGCCCATGTTTGCGATTTCACCAAAGTAATCGTTATTGGTGATGTCTTCAACAGTAGACGCTTTACGGAATGCAAGTTGAACTTGCTTTGAATAGATTACGGGGCTAAAATTACCATTAGGTAAATTGCCGTAACCTGCAGCACTTGGAAAAGCCATTTTAATATCCTCCTAGATATGTGTTAGGCATATAATTAAATACGCTGAACATCACCACAGAGGCTGTATTTGATGGGTGTGTATAGAACAGGGATGCCTCCACTTGTCTATACAGGCCAACAAACTTCAGGTTGTTCTGACAGTTTATTGTTTGCGTGACAGATAACTCTATGGGGTATGGTAGCTAGCATTGTTACGGCCCATAGGAGCAAGACTAGATACCTAGTCCTGCTTAAAGTTATACCAGTTGTTTCAGGTTTGTCAATACTTATCGAGCACTTCCGCTAATATCGTATACAAACTTACCTGATTGTAATGCTTTAGCAATAGCTTCTTGGTTCTTTTCATATTCAAAGGTAGTCATTTTGTTTACCTGTGACTCATAAAAGACACCATCTTTGCTTTCGCCTGTAGGTGCAGAACGACTACCACGGGTGTTAACGCTCTCAGCAGCACCCTTATCTGTAGTAGGCTTCTTAGCCTTAATTCCTTTATCAGCTTTGTAAAGATCGATGGCACGGGCAGCAGCCTTAGCATCACTCTCATTATCATACAAAGCATCCTGAACCCACTTAGGTTGTTCATCAACCCAGTTGTGGAACTCATCATCATCACGGATGGCATCAAAGTCTGGATGCAGACGCATCAATTCAGCCTCTGCCTTATCCTTAGATGTTTGATGCTCACGTTCATCTAGCTTTTTGAATCTCTCATCCAAGGCTTGGGTCTGTTCCTTAGCCTTTTTAATTGCAATGGTTTCAACAATCTTTGCAACATCAGGATATTGAGCAGCCCACTCATTCAATTCTTCTTCACTCTTAGGAAGCTTAATTTGCTTCTCTGTACTTTGCTGTAGCTGTGAACGAAGCTCATCAATCTGTTTCTGCAAAGTTACTTGCTGTTGCTGAGAATGTCTACGCAGATCACCATAACGCTTCTTAAAGCTTTTCTCTTCTGCGTTTAAAGAACTGTCTTCAGGATCTGTAGGATCTTCTGAGGGTTTGTTCTTATCTTCAGCCAATTGTTTCAACTCAGCTTCTTCTTGTTCAATCCGATCCTTGTTAGCATTACGCTTACCAAAGGGAGAGAAAGCCTGAGCTTGTTGATTCTGATTTACTACTGCTTCTGTCATAACATACCTTTAAGTTGGGGCTAACTGTAGCTGCATAGCAGGGAGATAGGTAGCCATATGGTGGGAAATTGTTGACACTCGCCAGCCCACCTCTGGTTTGAGTATGCTAATTATATAGTATTATTTCTTAGAAGCAATGCCTCTTTTTTGAGCAAGTGTAGGTTTCTTTGTACGCTTAGCAACAAGACCACCCTTAGCCATAGCCATTGTAGCCATGCCTTGATCATCAAAGTATTTACCACCACCAGAGCCACCACCTCTAAAGTCGAAGGAGCCAGCTAAATTAAAGCCACCACCAGTGTCAGAAGGACCAGCTACATCAAAACCATCTAAGCTTTTACGATAGTCTTCTGCCGCTTTATCTGTTGCTGTTGTATCTGTACTAGATTGTTCCTTTCTAGTCACATCAGCAGCAGCAGATCTACCTGCCTCTGCAGCATCAGATGAAGTGCCACCACTTGTGATGACATTAGCAGCAGCTTGACTAGCTGCACCAGCAGCAGCAGGACTTAATCCCATACTAGTAGCTGAAGAAGCTGCATCAGCAGCAGCAGTAGCAGCAGTACCCCCAGTTCCAGTAGGACCAGCAGTGGCAGCAGCAGTGCTTGTATCAAGATTAGTACCCATAGTATCTGCAATAGATCTAGTAAAGTCTTTTGCTGAACTACTAGCTAGTGCGTTATTAATCCTAGCAGCAACTCCTAATAATGGATTAACTATACCAGCAGCAGCAGTAAGACCTTTGTTAAGAGTATTTGCTGTTACAGTACCATCAGGATTTAAAGTAAAGCCACCAAGACCTGTGCTAACGCCTCCATCAGCATTTGATGTAATATTACCGCCATAAGCATTGACACCTAAACCTCCATCTGTTGTTGTTCCTGTATCGCCACCACCCACTGTAGTGACTTTACCATCTTTACCTGTAATAGCTACATTACCTAAAGCTAAGTCTGTCATTGATGTATTATTAACACCAGACAGATTTGTATTGCCACCAGAAACTAAGCTTGTATTACCACCATCTACACTAGCAGTACCATCAGTTATTTTATTCACTGTAGTTGTAGTATTTGTAAGACCTGTACCAGTCATTCTACTAGCTGGATTAGAGTCTACTACAGAATATCCCTCAGGAATAGTTCCACCGGGTTTTCCATTGAAGTAAGTCATATATAAAGAATCACCAGCAGCGTTCTTTAAAAGCCTAACATCTAAAGCTGGATTAGTGATGGATGTTCTTTGAATGTTATATTTAGCTAAGATGTCTTTATCTGCTGGTGGAACATATACAGCTCCTCCTCCAGCAAATCTTTTCTCTCCTCTACTATCCATATCCACTTCTTCCATGATGTCATCAACTTCAGAAGTGAAGCCACCATCGTCCTCACTATTATGAAGAGCTTCTGGGTTAGACACTTCCTCAGCATTACCCATCTGACCAATCTCATTCATTCGAGACAAGCCTTGCTTAGCTTCATCACGAAGCTTCATCAATCGTTCAAGACCAATGTATCTAACAACATCCGCAGGAATAACAAACTCACCCTCGCTCAGCTTAGCATCAATGTCATCTCTCACTTCTTTTTGCAAAGAACCCGGAGGTACATCATTACCAGATACTGGATCTACCGTACCACCTTCATCATTCATGCCGCCTTCAGCAAACAGTCTATCCATATTATTTGTGTACATTAACTTCATCCTTAAGATAACTTAGTCTGCGTAAAGCAGCAATGGCTCCTTGAGCCTTTCCAATTTCACGGGCATCTGAAGCTTGTTCTAAGTTCTTATGCTGCTGAGCAATCTCAGCATCAAGTAGTTCTAAGAACGCTTCCCATGTAGCGTTAGTGTTTACAAAGCCTTTAAGCTTGGGGAGGTACAGCTTGGACATTACCAGCAAATCCTTGTTCACCCGGCACTGGTGCAGCACCAATACCAATATTTCCACCACCACCACCAGTCATATCAGATACTGGGGGTGGGCCACCTTCAGGACCAGCAACAGGAGGAGCACCTTCTACTGGAGCAGGAGCTGTAGCCTTTTGCATCAGCAACGCTTGACGCATAGCCTCATCCATATTGTTAGTCACCTTGTCTGGATCAAGGTCCATGCTCTTAGCAATCTCACGAATGATGTAGGGAAACTTAGCAAAAGGCATCAATGCTGGTGAGCTGGCAATCTGCAAGAACTGCATCAAGCGTTGGCTCCTCACCTCATTAGCCATCAAGCTCTCTGTACCCCTAGCTGTAACTTCCAAGTCACCTTTAATGCTTTGATCAAAATCAAACTGCATGTTGAAGCTGAAGAAAGCCTTACCCAAAGGAGCTAACAAATAATCATCCACATTCTTGATGATGGTTTTAACACTGCCAGATGCAGCATTCATCAACATAGAAATGCCAGAGGCTGTCCTACCTACACCACTCACACCTGTCTGTCCGTGTGAAAAGGAAGGCATGCCTGTAGACTCATCAGCAAGCTGTCGTGCTTTATCAAACAGTTGTAAGTTCTCAGCAGCTACGTTAGGAAACTTAGTTCCAAACAAGCTTTGACCGGGAGCACCACCCTGTCGCCTAAACACTTTACCGGGATAGACAGTCATGTC